TTGCAATCTAAATCAAAAACCCAACACCCGTCAAGTTAAATTTACTACTTTTTATAATTATTTATTAGGAGGGGTAAATTTGCTTGACTTATGGGCAAAAAAATATCTCCTAGTAAGCTGCAACACAAAACATAGGAGATATATGAATAATTGCAATCTAAATCAAAAACCCAACACCCGTCAAGTTAAATCTATTACTTTTCCAAGCCTTTTATTTCAAGGGAGGGTTAAGTAATGAGCAAATCATCGAGATTTTCAATAGTTCCGTCACGTTTCTACTGGGATAAGCGAATAACTCATAAATATGATTTATTGGTAATGGGAGCGTTATGCATTTTTGAATACACATCCAGAATGGAGGGCTAGTAATGACTAATACAACTAATAACCTTAGGTATTTACACAAACGCCAACCTTTACTTTTAGACCCCGACCTTGCGTGTCTTATAGGCATTAATGAGGCCATAGTTTTACAACAGATAGAATATTGGCTAAGCAAGAACGAAGATGATGGGCGTAATTATATTGACGGTAAGTATTGGACTTATAATTCAGTACTAGAATGGCAAAAGCAATTTAAGTTTTGGTCGCCTAAGACAATAACAAGAACTTTAGATTCTCTTGAAAAATCGGGCATTCTAATTAGCGCAAATCATAATAAGAATAAGTTTGATAGAACCAAATGGTACGCGATAGATTATAACAAATTCAATAGCTTAATTCCGCCAAATCCATTTGGACAAATTGACCAAATGGGTTTAGTCAAAGAGTCCAAATCATATATAAGTATTACAGAGACTAGCACAGAGACTTCTTCTTCTTGCGAAGAAAAAAAAGAAGAAGAAAATTTATTTATGTTTGAAGGTTGGATGCCAACACCTAGAACCAATCTAAATATAAAAAAGAAGCATGCCTGCAGTGATGCAGCCCTAAAAGTGGCCTTAAAGGACTTTATCAAGTTTTACATGGCTAATAAGCAGGAAAAAGTAGATTGGGACAAAGCCTTTGAAAACTGGTGCTGCAATCGTAAGAGTTGGCCTGAACCTATAATACCATCCAAAACATCATTTCCCCCTCTAGGAATCGCTCCTAAGCCCAGGAAACAGGATTCTGTTACTAAAAGCATTGAGCCTTTAATCATTGAAGAGTTTAAAAAGCAATTTGACGAGGAAGTAATGACTAGCTGGATATCTCATTTAAAATTCCAGTGCATAGAGGGGGCAACTTTAATAATCAGTGTGCCCACTAAGTTTATACGCACTTGGGTTATAGATAATTATTTACAAGTCATTGAGAATATAATAAAAAGTGTTAACCCGAATATCCATAATATAGACGTGAGGTTATCGTGGAGTTAGTAATAGGTGCATTAGTAGTAATACAGTTGCTTGTTATGATTATTTTTGTTTTTATGAGGCAGTTAATAAACGATATTGGTAGAAGGGTTATACTCCAGGATCGAGGTATGGATGCACTAGCGGAATTATCAGAGGCAACGGCGAATTCAGTAATCAGGTTAAGAGCTGACTACGATAAAGTACTTGAGTTAACAGAAAAGATTAAAAAAAGAAAATCCTGACCTCAACTAATATTCAAATGCCAAGTAATAGATTTATACCGTCTAGGCGCAGCTAGCGAAATCATTTCAATAGACTCTGTAATAAGTTCATTCCCAAGTAATGATCTTGCAGAGAGCCTAACTTCCTGTAATGGAACTTTAGCCCCCCTCATAATAGATTTTAAAAACTCTTCCCTTGATAGAGTATGAGATGTTACCGTTATAGGCTTTTTCCCATCATTACTTATTTCCTTAAGAAAATTAAGTACTTTGCGTTCGTTGCTTGATAATATAGGCATATAAAACTCTCTGCTTTGATATTTAGCCATCTCCAGAGCCAGTGCCATAGCCATAACCAGAGCCAGAACCATAACCATTGCCAGAGCCAGAGCCAGAACCTGATCCATCGCCAGAGCCGGCACCATCACCATCGCCAGAGCCAGAGCCAGAGCCATTGCCCTCGCCATAACCATAGCCATAACCATAGCCATAGCCGGTGCCATCTCCATAACCATAGCCATCGCCATGGCCATCGCCATAGCCATAGCCATAGCCAGAACCATAGCCATCGCCAATACTCATATTATTCGATATACTTTTCATCCAGAACCTGATCCATCACCATTGCCAGAGCCACAACCCTCGCCATGGCCATAGCCCTCGCCATCGCCCTCGCCAGAACCAGATCCCTCGCCATGGCCATAGCCACAACCCTCGCCATCGCCCTCGCCAGAACCAGATCCCTCGCCATGGCCATAGCCATAACCATAGCCATCGCCGGCACCATCACCTGATCCATCGCCATAGCCGGCACCATCACCATCGCCAGAGCCATTGCCATTGCCATCGCCAGAGCTAGAACCATCGCCATAGCCATAGCCATAGCGATAGCGATAGCTACCGCCATCTCCATAGCTATAGCCAATAATAATATTATTCAATATACTTTTCATCCAGATCCCTCGCCATCGCCATCGCCAGCGCCAGCGCCATCGCCATGGCCAGAGCCATCGCCAGAGCCATGGCCAGAGCCAGAACCATCGCCAGAACCAGAGCTAGAACCTGAGCCATAGCTAGAACCAGAGCCAGAACCATAGCCATTGCCATAGCCATTGCCACAACCATAGCCCTTGCCATAGCCATAGCCCTTGCCATAGCCATCGCCATCGCCATGGCCATAGCCAGAACCATCGCCAGAGCCATTGCCATCGTCAATACTCATATTATTCGATATACTTTTCATAAGTCCCTCTAGCTTTCTCAGTAGTCGGTAGATATTCTATAACTTCCGTCAAACCAATTTCTTCGACTTCAATTGATACCCTGCTTCCTGATCCAATCCCAATAGTCGCTACCTCATTAAGTGTAAAAGCACCCTTCCAAAACCAAAGTCTTTTTACATTCTGCAATATTACAGATTTTTCACCTACTGCTTTAACAACTCCCATGTGAACACCTGCCGAATATGTTCTAATTATACAATGTTTACCGACAAAACATTCAAATATATTACTCATTATTTACTCTCCATTTTATTTTTATAACTTATTAAATATGCTATAATTCAGGTGTTTCAACCACAACTTTATAGCCTAACTCTTTGATAATCGCTAGATCTTGTCGTGTCAATGATTTGTGTCCTGCTAGCTGAGCCAATAAGTGACCTTTCTCACATTTAGGGTAAATCCTTTCTTGGCCATATGAGGTAGTTACCTCTACTATTATTTTCATTGCGTTTATTGTTTCAGTCATTTTTATTACTCCTTAATTACTTAATATTATTCCTATTATTATTCCTAAGATTAAATACCACATGGCTTTACTCCTTAACATATTTTATTAACAAGTCTTCAAGACTCCCCGCGTCAAATGCGCCATCAAAGCTACAACCAGAATCACTAATATTAATATCAAAAATTGTCACATAAAGCTTGTTTTCAACTAGTGATATTTCATACCTAAACTCTAAGTCACGATGGCCTTCATAGCTGTTGGTTAACCGAATGCCGCCCCCTTGATTTGCTTCAATGTCCCCTTTCTTTTCTAAAACCGACTGTTTCGATACTTTCGATACTTTATTCGCAGCTATAAAAGCCGCTGCAAATTCATCAGCTTCAAATCTAGGTAAAGGGAAAGCATAATCTTTTGCCTTTTCTATAAACCTTAATGCTCCATACGGATAGCCATCATGATGTTTGTATACATGAAATGTGCTATCTTTATCTATAAATGTATAAACTGCTCTTGTACTCATTTTACTACTCCTTATTACTGTTAACCCCTTGGGATATTCATTAGTATATCCATTAGCCCTGACAGTGTCAATAGAGAATCTAAGGAATTATGTTAAGATTGTGTTACCACTTAAAAACTTAATAGCCTCGTCAACATTCCAAACTACCTTATAAACAATGTCACGCTGCTCGCACTCAGCTTTAAACTCTAATTGCTTAGGGCTTAGCTTGCACTTAGCATCACGTTTAAACTCTATAAATGCAACCCTACCATCATTAGTTATTACGCAATAGTCAGCAACTCCCGCAGTCAATCCCATTCCCTTAAGCATTATAGTATAACTACGGTTGCAATTCTGCTCATTAGCAATGTGAAATACAAAAGCATTGTTCTTAAACTGGTTATAAGCTTTCAATTCCTTATATTGCTTATAAAAAGCTTTGCAAATATCTTTTTCCTTTGGGGGCTTGATTTTCAATTAATACACTACTAGGATATATTCGTTACTTTACAGTAAGTTATTACTAATTGAAATTATATATTAGGAAATGTAATGATCAAATCTTTTATAACTATAGGAGTATATTTTATAAAAAAGATATATTGCCGGTTAATAATCGGAATAAGTAAATGAATGTATATGAAATATTAGTTATAATATTAGTATTGGGTATTGTAATTGTTGCGTTATTATTTTATAAAATATCTATTATGGAAGAGGATTTTATTAGTCGACAAGGATGTAAGTATATTAAACGCAGATTTGTTGAAAAAAAGGATAATGAGAATACTAAAAAGGAAAAGGCTTCAATAGGATAAAGAAGTTATGACAAAATATAAAGAAATCTCCATCAGCAAAGAGGATTTTGAGGAATCTAGGTCGCTGAATAATTTAACCGAAGCTCGATTAATATCAGAAGCTCGATTAATATCATTTGAAGCAATGATTGCAAATAAAATTAGAAATAGCGATGGATTAGAAGAAATATATCGATGTAGCTTTGATACTCTATGTATTAAGTGTGTAAACAATGAATTTTCCTATATTGATGGTCATCATGACGAAGACTTTAATACTATTGATGGTATGATAAATAAAATAATACGTGTGAATAGTAAATTAGGTGAGCCGCATTTTTTCTTACGGAGAGTTGAGGTAATAAGGAGATTTAATGAAACCGCTTAATAGGGATAATAATGATTAAAGAGCTACAACCTAAAAATTATATACAAATACTAGAAGCTATAGGATTTCTATTATGTGAAATGAATAAGCTTATTGAGTCTGGTCAATATGAACACGCAGAGAAACTTTCGTCGTTGATATATCGGCACTTTTTAGATCCACATACACCCGATGTTGATTATAACGACCCAGAAAAGAAGTCGGAATATCATAAAAAAATCGCCAACTTCATTAATGAAACCACAGGTGTTGAAATAATTACTATAATTAGAAAGAATTAATAATAACTTATTGATGCAATGATATGAGAGATATAGATTATACAGTAGCACCAAGCCCATATAAACAGACCGTTAAAGAGGGATTCCATGAGGTTTTAAAGGACTGCCACGGCCTAGTGACTATAGCATGCAAGAAGGCTAATATTGCTAATCAAACCTATTACAGATGGCGCGAACAAGATGAAAGCTTTGCTAAGCAATGTGATGAGGTAATGAATGATGTAGGTGACTTTGTAGAAAACAAATTAATCACTCGCATTGATAAGGAAGACACTACAGCGATAATATTCTATTGTAAGACTAAATTGAAGCATAGAGGCTATGTTGAGCGTATAGAGCAAACAGGGGCTAATGGCGGGGCTATTAAAACTGAGACTAAGCAAGTCGACCCAACAGATCAAGAAATACTAGATAGGTATTATATGCAGCGTAAAAAGGAGGAGGCAAATGAGTGATTATCCACCTGAAGAATGCACTCCTGTTAGGCTTGAAATTGATATCATGGCAGGAGAATTTATCTTAGGTACTTTTGAAGTGGAGCATGATGATAAAAGATATTTACAGTTTACAGAATGTATTAATGGACAACGTACTGCCCATTTAAATAGGCAACAAGCAAGACAATTTATTGATCTTTTAGAGATACTGTATAATTCTATGGAGGAAGATAATAATGTCAATTGATAAGAAATCAATCACAGATTATTTAGTGGATTTTGCTATATTTATATTCGCAATAATAGCATGTATAGTCATGCCAGTGCTCTTAGGTGCTTTATTATATCTGGTGTATCATGTAATCATAGGTTTAATTAATGGATAAACATAAAAGAGATTTTATACAAGGCGTTATATTAGGAATGCTTGGAGCTTCTATAATAGTATTAGCTTGCTGCTTAGTAGCGTACGTAGTAGCGAGTATATTTAATCTAAGTTGGAGATAATTGGCTAATGCATTGATTATCAAATGGTTATCTAATATATTAACCTAATAGACATGTAGTTTATTGGGTTAAATTGGAATCATTAGAAGCGCTTTTAAGGACTGATCTATCTTTTTTTACTCATAAGGTATTCAAAACAGTTGATCCCTCAGCTATCTATCTGCATAATTGGCATATAGACCTTATCGCTGAATATCTAAAGGCATGTCAATGCGGAGATATAACGCGGCTTATCATTAATATACCACCTAGGCATTTAAAGAGCATATCGGTAGCTGTTAGCTTCCCTGCATGGTTATTAGGGCATAATCCTAGCGAAAAGATAATGTGTGCCTCTTATAGTCAAGAATTGTCTTATAAACACTCTTTAGACTGTCGCCTTGTAGTCGAGTCGCAATGGTATAAGGATACCTTTCCTGAATCTGTTATTGTTTCTGATCAAAATACTAAAAGAAAGTTTGTTACTACTCAACGCGGCCATAGAATAGCAACATCTGTGGGAGGGACTGCAACAGGTGAGGGAGCTAACTTCCTTATCGTTGATGATCCACTAAGTGCAATGCAAGGTCAATCCGATGTAATGCGCAGTACTGCAAATAGTTGGTTTGAGCAAACTTTTAGTAGCAGGCTAAATGATAAGAAAAAGGGCGTTATAATTATTATAATGCAAAGGCTGCACCAAGATGATCTTACAGGATATCTATTAAAGAAAGGGGGTTGGGATCATCTCTGCTTACCGATGATTGCTGAAAAGGATGAAGTGCTTGAAAAAGGAGTTATACGAGTTTGTCGTACAACTGGAGAATATCTCCATAAAGAACGCATGGGTGATAAAGAATTAGAGAGTGAGAAATTAGCGCTCGGTTCTTATGCATTCTCAGGGCAATATCAGCAAAGACCTTCACCCGAAGGAGGGGGAGAGTTTCGCAGGGAATGGGTTAAATATTATGAATCAATAGGAGTTGATAATTTAAATAAATATATAGTTATAGATCCAGCTAACACCAAGACAAGACAGAGTGATTATACAGCTATGTGGGTATTAGGTTTTGGGGGAGATAAGAATTGCTATGTAGTAGATATTATACGCGATAAGTTGAATCCTAAGGAGCGTGTAGACACGTTGTTTGATCTGCACACTAAATATAAGCCTATAGGCGTTCTATATCAGCAATACGGCATAGAATCAGATGTGGAAAATATTAAGTATGAAATGGGAAGGCGCAATTACCATTTTCATATTGAGAGCGTCAGTAGTAGATTATCAAAAACTAGTAGAATAGAGCGATTAATACCTTGGTTTTTTGATGGTAGAATATGGTTTCCTAAGACTCTGTTTAAAAACAACTATTTAAATAAAGTTTTTGACATTGTAGAAGAGTTTATAGTACAAGAATACATAGCCTTTCCAGTAGGATTACATGATGATATGTTGGATTCATTAGCAATGATATGTGATATAAAGAATATTCAATATCCTGGTAATAATACAATAGATTACTATGCGTTATATAAATGATTAAGGCCTATAGTTTAACGGAAAAACAAGAGTCGCTAAACTCTAGTTCTATGGTTCAATTCCATGGTAGGCCATCAAATATTAAGGAGCAATAAACGTGATGACAACAAATGGTCAAACTGAGGCCCACAAACTATTAGAAGAAATAATGACAGCCTTAGTTAACGATTTGCTGCCTATAAAAGACACAGAAGAACTTCGCAGAGAAACATTGATTCTAAGAGCTTCTCTTTTTATAAGCAATGCATGGGAAGATATAGACCCCCCAATGCTACAATTTCCTGCTCATTTTCAAATAAAAATATTATTTCCCCACCAAGGCGGTTATTGCCACTTTTTGGTCTCAATAGATAATTTTATGCATACAGAATTAAGTGTATTCCTAGATATATTGAATATATACAAACCACCAAAAACCGATCCAAATTGGGAAGTGTATCCTGTTGATGAGAAAGATGGGGATTTTGCAACTAAATTATTTCCTATGAATGAGACTGAAAAATTAATGTCATTCATAGGTGAGACGTTAGAAAAACAGTTGGGGAAATTATGAATATCTCTAAAATTGGGGGCAGAAGAGTTTATGTTGTATTATCAGTAAGCCTCACAGGCCATCATATAAATGTATATGATGCATTTTATAATGTTTCTGATGCAAAACAATATGTGGTAGATGAGATGGGTGATAGTAAAACAATACGTATTATTGAAGTAGGATTATTCTAGAGCACCCTATGTTTTTCTATAAAAATCACTGTAATTATTTTTTGCATTCTACTTGCCTCATCTCTATCATAGTCTCTTTTGCCCTACGTATTTTATATTCGGTGTACCATACACCGCAAATTAGTACTATTACTAGGTATATAATACCGGTCTTTAAAGTCCATTTGCTAGTCAAAGCAGCGTTAATATATCTAAGGAATTTCATGATTAGTCTCCTTTAATTTTTTCATATTATTTTTCACATTATCATAATCTTTAGCTCTGTCTATCTTTCCCATAGTCGAATCAATTTTCATTAACAAACCCAGTATAAGAAAACCAATAGCTACTATGACTAAAACATGCTCTTTTTTGAGTGGATTCCTAAAATTCATAACTCATCATGTATATAGGACGGTTGAATAGAGCATAACTCACAATCTGTTTTATACTCTTTATTCAATTCTCGTATTGAGTCACAGTAAGTTTTTATTTCTTTTTCTATATTTTCATTCTCTCTTATCATATCTAATTCATTTTCCCCTATTGTCTGTAGTTCGCGCATTGTAACAGCCACACCTAAAAGCTTAAGAACAGGATGTAGAAAGGATATCTTACTAAGTAATGCTGCTGACATAGATATAACTCCATCCTTAGCAAAATCTTTTATAAAATTGGTGGCTAAGCTATTTTTCTTGTCTTCAAAGCCCTTTTCTTGCTCCCTTACTGATTCTTCGTGAACAAGTTTATTATGATGCCACATTGCCTTCTGTTCTGCGCTCCCTTTAACATCTTGCACCGCCTTATCCCTCATTACCTCTTCCTGAGCAGTCTTCAATGCTTCATTAATTCGATCATCTTCTGCTTCCTTAGCTATCCTAGCCTTCTCTGAGTGTTGCATCGCTGTATCCATAGCTGCTTTAGCAGTTGCTACTTTTTGTTCACGCTTTTCTAGCATTTTTACTCTATGTTTGTGCTCACTACCACCAGGATACTTTTCAGGTTGATTTTCAAAAGCCTTAATCAATGCTATTCTTTCTGCATCTTTTGAATTGAAATGCGCAGTAGCTGCATTGGTTACTGCTACTGCGTCTTCGGCTCTTTGTGTTAGGCTCATATCATGCCATGACATCGCTTTTCGTAATTCACTTATCCCAGCGAAATTTGCTGTTTGTTTAAGGTTGGTCATATAACCATTATAAGAAAAATCATCTTTTGTACCAGGCGGGATAGAATCAGGCATATGCGCATAGTGCTCACCCCATGTTTGAGCTCCAAGTGTATCAAAATGACCCGTTTTATCAAGTCTATAAGGAGAATCTAAATTAATAAGTAGTTTATTCCATACTTCATAATCTTTTTTTAAAAAATAGCTAGTTCCCTCAATAAACCAATGCTCTGTCATTTTAGTACCAGGAGTTTTTGCCCTATATTCTTCAAAAGTTAGCAAGTTTATTTTGGTATTACTTTTATCTTGATGATAATACATTTTACTAATTATTGCGCCCATACGATGTATACCTGCATCTTTTGCTCGGTTATCTGAATTATGACTGTTGCCGCCTCTATCGCTTCCTCTGTCGCTTCCTGTATCGCTGTAATAATTACTTACACCCCCCCCGCTTCCTGTACCGCTATCATCATCACAACCATTGTCTGACCAATCCCAATTATCATTGCCGTCATTACTTGCGAAATAAAGCTGCCCTGAGTTAAAGAAATCATTACCTACTCGTACTGCCTCCCCTACCTGTAATCCACACCCATTATCATTATCATCATCATTGTCACTAAAAAAACCCATAAAATAACTCCATCAAAAAAATGAGTTCGTACATTATAACGCCAGCATATCAAATACAAATAATGTTTTGTTAAGAAAGTACGTTTTCTTACATTAAGGTTTACGGCTAATGTAAAAATTGCATTTGTTAGGCGAATTCGCTAAGCGATTTACTCTCCCCGTTATGAATTGGGTGGTATAAATGTGTTGCAAATCAATAGTTTATATGCCATGTCATATTAATGATATATGTAGGCCACCTAATGATTGAACCGGAAATTAAAAAAAGAAAAAAGGTATTTTTAAATAAAAAGCAATTATTAGAATTAGAATTCAAGCATTTAAAACTCGGACTCATAAGTCCTAAAAAGGCAGCTGACTATTTAGGAGTGCCGATTAGAATACTTACTTATTTTGCAAAAAATAAACTCATCCCCTTATATGCAATTAAAACTAAGGATAAATATATAAGATATAGGATAAGCCATTTAGAACAATTTAATAAGGTGTATATAATAATTGGAGAACGTGCACATCTCAGGGTGTACTATGATGATAATTATCGCCCTAAAAAGTTATATGAAGATTTTAATAAGGAAGACTATAACAGATTCTATTAACTACTAATTAACTACTTGTCATGGCGGCTTATATTGTTTATGATATCGAAGCGACCAGAAGTATTGTTGATACTAACCCTATAACGTATTAATTTTCTATCCCATTAGAATTTTCTATTCATTTAGACTGGTCGCACCATTTAAATTTTTTAGCGCAATAAAATCCCTCCCATAGAGATATATCGGGGAGAAAATGATTAATATTTGATACTTGTATCAATTCAATATACAATCTAACGTATTGAATTATATGCAATTTATTTGATGTTAGAAAATCAAAAGACAATTCCTGGTCTCGATATAACGGATGAAGATATTATTCGTCAAATGGAAAAGGGAATCAATGAAAGTCTATTAGTACAAGAAGACTGGAGACAATCCGAAGTTACAGAAAACTATAATATGTATGATGGCAGTCAATGGACTGTTGCCGATACGAACCGCCAATTAGCCAATGGAATGCCTACATTAGTAGTTAATAGGGCAAAGCCTGTACTTGACGCTATTGTCGGTTTTGAAATACAAAATAGGCTAGATAAAAAATACGTTCCTAGGCTCAATACCGAAAAACAGAATAGTTTTACTGATATTGTTGGTAATATGGTTAAGTACATAGACCAGCAAACCGATGCCGACCTACAAACCACTCTAGCCTTTAAAGATATGGCTATTTGTGGCATTGGGTGCACCGATACCTTCTTTGATTATTCTAGACCACCTTATAATGGTGTTTGTCGTAAAAAGCGTTTGTTTCCTGCATTCGTTTTCTGGGATTGTAGCGCTAGGGAAAAGAATATACTCGATGCTAATCATGTAACGGTACTTAAAATAGTCGATAGAGAGGCGTTAAAGGCAGAATATGGCGATGAAGTCTTCGCGGATAACTACTCATTTGCATTAGATGCGCGTATATTGCAGTTTTTCAATTCCGTATTAGCAATTAAACAATTGGGTGTTATTTACGAGCACCAATGGCGGAAAAAAGTATCATTTCATAGGGTGGAAAACCCTTTTGTAGAATTAAGTAAGAACCCCAAGTTAGCCCTTGATCTAGCGAAAGAAAAAGGTATTCAAAGTTGGGATGCTACCCAGGCCTTTATTACTATGTTAGTTGATCAAGCAGATTATTACGGAGAAAAGTTTAATTTTGACCCAAAACGTGATCAGTTATTTAGTATTACAGAATCCGGAGACTTTAGGGGTTTTAGGGAAGCAATGGAATTCTATGGCATTAAAGTTAAGTATACTAAACAAGAGCGTTATAAATACTTTCGTGCAGTCATTACGGGCAATAAACTAATAAGCAAAGCCGAGAACTTTTCTCAAGAGGGTTTTTCGGTAAAGTTTATGACCGGTGAATTTTCAGAAATAACTCAATCATATTATGGCCTAATGAGAGGTTGCAAGATCCCTCAAAGAATACTTAATCAAACCATATCTGATCATATGGGCTTTCTGGCAAGTATTCCTAAGGGAGGTGTGAATATAGAAAAAGATGCAGTAAATGATATCCAAGCTTTCTTAGATACATACAGCAAAGCGAGATTCGTTACTATTTTCGAACCCGGAGCATTACAAAATGGTAAGGTACTACCTAAAATAGCACCACCTATACCGCAGGGTATATTAGAAATGATTCAATATGCCGATGGTCAAATAATGGCGGTTTGTGGTGTTACTCCTGAACTTATGGGTATGATGCAATCCAAAGAGATGAATTCAGGTTTTTATAGGCAGCAAATCCGACAAGGTTTAACTACATTAAGTACTTATTTCGATGCGCGGCGTTCTTATATGAAAGAACAAGGCAAGCTAGATATAGATTGTGTACGCGTATTACTCGAGAATTCCGAGGGCACATTAGTGTCTGATGTAATAGGGGAATATAATGGTCAAGATGTCTATTTATTAGAGAATAATATAGCTGAAGAATACGACATTATTATTGATGAAATGCCTGTTTCCCCTGATGAAAAGAATGATAACTTCATTAAATTAATCGAACTTCAAGCGCAAATGCCTAATAAGGATATTACTCCTATAATATTAGAGTATCTACCATTTGATAAAGAGATTACCGACAAACTTAAAGAATTAATGAAACCCGCACCCCCCCCAGAACCTGATCCTGTCTCTATCAATTTACTAATTGGCGAAACTGAAATGAAAAAAGCTTCTGCCTATAAAATGACCGTAGAAGCTATGGAGAAGGAGCAAAATATGCGCTTTGCCGAACCTAAAGCAATTGCTGATATTAATTTGACCGAATCAAGGGCAGCAGGTGAAGTTGCTAGAATTCATCAGATGACGGCAGATCAAATCGACAAGCGTATTAATACAATTTTCAATCAACGTTTATAAGAGGACTTATGACCACAACTAACCAAGAAATATTTAAATCTCCAGAAGCCTTTCAGGCTGCATTAGCAGAGGCGCAAAAAGTTCCTTTTCCATCTTCTAGAGAAGGAGGCGATAACAGACCCGCTGATGTTGCAGCTATAGAAAGTGTTCCTATCACTGAAGATGTGCCTCAGTCATCACCAGAGACCCATGCAGAGCAATTTGTTGCTACTGATGAAGTTGCTGCACCTCAAGAAGAGCCTATTGCTGAAACACAGGAAAAAAGCCATTTAATCCCTAAATCAAGATTCAATGAAGAGTCAGCAAAGCGAAAGGTTGCTGAAGAACAGTTACAAATAGAAAGAGAAAATAGAATAAGGGTAGAAAGCCAATGGGAAATGCTCAATAAAATGCAAGAGCAGCAAAATGCTAAAGCTGTTTCTGCTGAGCCTGAATTTGAACCATTAGATGTAGATACATATAACTATGCTAATAAAAAAATCCAAGAGCTTGAAAGAAAATTAGAAACCGTGTCTAAAGAAAGTAGTGAGCGTGCAAGGGAATCCCTGTACATGAGTCTTGCTCTTGAGCAAGAGCAAGACTTTACCAAAGAACACCCTGATTTGCGTAGCGCTATAGAACATGTCAGAAGCGTTGAGATGAATGTTACTGAAAGTTTTATTCCTGACCCGATCCAAGCTAAGAATTATGTAGATCAAAAACTACGAGGAATAATAGTAGGTTGTATTTCTAACCGCAAAAATGCTGCTGAAACTCTTTACAATATGGCTAAAACCTATGGCTATCAAAACAACTCTACGGCCAATGATTCCGGCAAGCCATCCGTAAATATCGATAATATTAATAGGAACAAAGAACGTACTGCTACTATTCAAAATCTTAATACTAACGGTAGCCTTGGCTCGCCTCCAACCGACTTTAAAGCATCGCTTGATGAAAAAGGAAGATTCGTTCAAGAAAAGTGGGATTCGTTGATGGCGAAGAATAAAAGAGCGGCTGGATATTCTAGTTGATGTTAATATTTACTTATAATGATCTCTAGCGGATAGGATAATTATTTTATCTTCGTATATTTCATAAACTAGCCTATGTTCTTGGTCTATGCGTCTTGACCAAGTCTCAATCTCATGGTGTTTAAGATGTTCAGGTTTTCCGATGCCTTCTCGAGGATTAAGTTTAATACTGCGTACCAATTCGCGAATCTTTTTCGCTTTTTTGGGATCTACTTTTTCCCAATGGTTTATTTCCTTCTTTGCTAACTTCAGAAAAAAAAGCATCTATATCCTCTACTAATATTAAATTTTCATTTTTCTTCGCCATTTCAGAGCGTTCTATAATCATTAAAGCATTGGGCATATCTAACCAATCATTAGCTTCTGACATTTTATATGCTTGCAGTACTTTCATAGCGTATTTAATTTGCATAGGGATTGAGCGGCATGCAGTGCTAGCTTCTTCTTTAATCTTTTCATATAGATCATCCGGTAGACTTAATGAATGTGCCATGTGTTACCTCTAATAATAAGTGGTATTATACCATCTTATACCAGGATAGCAACCGATTTATAAACAAAAAAATCATCCCTATTGTACTCACGACCATTCTAGTTGACATTATAAATCAATAGGTTAGGGTGGTATTTACTATTCTAGTTATACTAGGGCAACGTATGCCGACAGAGATAAGCAACTCTATAAAAGGTTGGAGCTAAGGAAATCTCCGTAAACGACCTCGTAACGTAAATAACAAGAAATTTAATCAGATTTTTTATTAATTGCTTACGAGGTTTTCAATGACAACGTCATTCCCTAGTAGCTCGAACTCCACGGTAAAACTGTGGGCGGAAAGAGCGTTATACGACTTTCAAACAGATACACAATTACTCGGCCAGATGATGAAGTCTGGTGTACTTAAAAGAGAAGATCAAACTTCAAGAACTGCTGGCGATAGAGTAAGGATTTCTTACTTGCAAAAACTGACCAATCCTGGATTGATCGGTATGCAAAGCGCTACAGGTGAAGAGCAATCTCTTATATACTTTACTGAAGATGTTTTAATTGATCAGCTAAGGAATCCGGTTGGAATACCTGCGCCTTATACTATCGATCAACAAAGAGTGCTTTATGATTTGCCAGAAGATTCCTTTAGGGTACTTTCTGAGTGGATGCAAATCCATGGTCTAGCAGGTGCATTTAACCAATTAGCGGGTAACACCTCTTCTAGTATCGTTTTTCAAGGAACTACATATACAGGTGGGTTGCTCGGAAGTATAACCGGTTTAAATCTTCCTACCGCTCCTTCGGTTACTACTGGAGATACCCGTATAATTAGACAAAACGGCAATACGACAGATGATGAAGTAGGTGCTGACCCAACTTGTACAGCAAAACTTACTGACATTCTTAATATGGAGACTATAGCTGCAACTTCATTGCACTATATACGCCCATTATCTGAAATGAGTGAAATAAAATATCACTATTACGTTCACACACAATCTTATCAAGACTTAATGACCGATGCTTCAAGCTCACTACAATATCGTGACATTCAACAAGCATTGATTACTTCAGGTCGTGGCGAAGGTGAGATGCAACGTAGTTTTGTGTTTAGTCAGACTCGAGTCTTCAATTCCGATAAAATACCTCAGGGAGTAGGTTCTAGCAGTGGTTTATCAATTGCTAATACTCGTAGGAATATATTCACAGGTCGTGAAGCTGGCGGTATCGCATTCGGTAAAGGTTATACCGATGGGCGCGAAACAGTAGCTGGATTCAGGATTAACAGTGATTTCTGGGATATCGGTAATGTACAACGTATCGCGATTTCTGGAATATTCGGAATCAAGAAAGTTACGTTTAATGGAGTCGATCACGGTGTGATTGTCTCTACAAATTATAGTGCAATATAGGAGGTTAATATGGCTACGGCTTTTACGTTTGGTTCACTAGTTCCCGAAGGCTCACAAGCTCCGAGATTTGAAAATGGAATGCTATATACTACGGAATTTCAGTTAACATTAGCACAGACAGTTGTAACGGGAGATACCTATACTACTCCTTCCGGTGCGCTTCCTTCTAGTGGTATTAGAATCTATAATATAGAGCTTATTACCCCACCACTTGATACTAATGTTACCCCTACGGGTACATTAGCTGTTGGTGATTCTGGATCGGCTACTAGGTTTATTAGTGGTGCTCCAATGGGCATTACTGGGATTACTAGCACTACTTATCAAGTCTACAATACCATTAATGTTGCTCAGGGCTTTACTAGCAATGTTGTTACGTCAGGTAACTACTATTGTTATGGAGCAGGTACTACGCCTCAGTTGATTGTTACGGTTGGTGGAACTATCGCGACCGCAGCAGCTGCTGGGTTGGTAAGACTAAGAGTAACTTTCTACTGTACGGCTGAAAATGCAGGGTCGTAGATGGCAACAACTCTTGGTAGTTTGGCAATACAAATCTTAAATGATACGAATAGGGATGCTGGGGCTTTTTTAAACCCTGGCAATCCCCAAACGTATCAAGATGCCGTCCAAAACGCCATTGTGACCGCCATTAAATACCTAGAATATGATTACTATTGGTTATTTAAAAAACTCAATACTATTACCATTCTTCAAAATTCGAATGTTACGGCACTTCCTGTTGATTTTGGAATGCTAATTAATGCCGGCTACTCTTTAAATGGTGGGTTATATAATCAGAGGCAAGGTTTCTTACCTATGCCTTATGATGAATTAACCAGTCTTTTTTGGAATACTTCAAGCACAGGATATCCGACTAAGTATTCTATTCTCGCTAACAATTTTTATGTCTTTCCTTATTGCTCTGCCAATACGGTATTTAACCTTACCTACTACTATAAGGACGTTACTTATCCGGTAAATCCTGAAGATACCTCTATATGGTTTAATGATTTGACCGTTGATTTAGTACGCATGATTGCCATGCAACGCTTTTATAAAGACACGCTACAAACCCCCGAAATCGCCGATACCTATGACAAAGATATAGCAATGTTTCAGGCTGGCTTAATGCGACAAAACAATAACCGACAAGTTTCAAATGTAATGAGTATATGATATGGCCAATACCCCTAATTATAACTTAGCTCTACCTATTATAGGCGGTAATAGAGATGTATGGGGACAGTTAATTAATGGCAACACAAGCTCTATAGATGTTTTACTTGAGGGTATTCAAACAGCGTTTATTGGCAATGATGCTCCCATTCAACCTTCTCCCTTACCTGCTGGGACATTTTGGATTAATACCTCGGCTAGCCCTTGGAGTTATAGCGTTTGGGATGGTAGTGATTGGGTATTGATAGGCAATATCGATCCTACTTTACATAAATTTATACCGATAAATCCCTTTACGGGTTTTCAAATCAACGTACAGATAATTACTAATTCTGGTACTTATACCCCTACCCTGGATATGATCCAATGTTTTACAGAATTAACAGGCGGTGGTGGCGGTGCTGGGAGTGGAAGCGGGACATCTTATGGGGGCGGGGGTGGTGGCGCTGGTTATGGTAAATCCATATTCACTGCTGCTGAAATTGGTGCGTCGCAAGCTGTTGTTATAGGCGTAGCGGGTTTAGGTTCGGTTGGTGCTGGAGTCGGAGGGAATGGCGGGGTTTCTACTTTCGGTTCTTTTATTACTGCACCTGGTGGCAATGGTGGGGGAGGCTCTGGTTTTAATGTACCAGGTGGTAATGCTGGCATAGCAACTGGAGCTAATATTATTAATTCGGGTGGTAGCCAAGGGGGCGGTGGTTTAAATGGTGTCCAAGGTTCAGGTGGTTCAAGTTTACTTGGTATAGGGGGGCAAGTCGCTAATGGTAGTAGTCCTGGTAATAATGGGACGGGTTACGGTTCAGGTGGCGGGGCATGTAATATGAGCCAAACCGCCGGTAATGGCGCAGCGGGGGTTTGTATAATCACTGAATATATTAGCGGTTAATATGTTAACCAGCAAAAGAATCCCGATAGATATTCCAGCCGGTGTTAACAAAGATGACAATGCCTATACTTCTTTTCTGTGGTCTGACGCTGATAAAATAAGATTCTATAGATACTTCCCTCAAAAAATAGGTGGCTGGGTCTCAATTGACTTTGATAATTCCGCAACTATAAGTGGCTGTCCTAGGTCGGCTTTTTCTTATATTGATAATAGTGGATTTGAACACCTTTTAATAGGGACTAATTACGGACTTTATAGTTATGAAAGTGGAGATTTATATAATATCACCCCTTTAGTTGCTGATACTACGGCAATTCCTAATAGTCTGGCTACAAATTTCAAAACACTGTCTACCGCTAATCCTATAACTACTGTGATTAATAGTAATGTCGTAACTATAACTATTGCTGGCTATTCTTCCGGTACTTTTGTAGCCGGAGACATTATTAAATTAAGTGGAATAACCGGAAATCCAGGCGGTATACCTAATGCGGATTTAAACGGAGACTTAATTATTAATACGGTTTCAGCAACCTCTATTACTGCAAATGCGCTTAATAACGCTGTTGCTACTGGTAGCGCGTCGGGGGGGGGTAGTTCGGTAGTTTTGTCAACCAGAGTAATAACCGTAACTCAAACGGCACATGGCTTTAGTAATGGCGATAGAGTAAAGATAGCTTCCGCTGCACAGGTAGATAATTTTACTACTGCCGATCTTAATATAGAAACCATGATTAGAAATAAAACCACCAATACTTATGATTATTATTTAATTAATACGACTAATTGGGCTGGCGCTCTTGTAACCGGTGGTGGGGGTTCTGATGCTACCGTACAGGGTCAAATAGCCGCGGGTACTTGTGCGATGTTTTCTCCTGATGGATTCGGAGGCGGTGATTTCGGCGAAGGTATTTATGGGCAGGGATACCCTTTTGGTGGTGGCGTTATCTATCCGCAAATTTGGTTCTTTGCATTATTTAACGACACCATAATTATGACTCCTGGTAATCAAGGGGCTATTTATATATGGAATGGGGACGTAACCGTAGCTCCTACTTTGTTATCTGCACGATCAGGTGCGGCTAATGTTCCAAGTGCGGTTAATTACTTATTCGTTGCACAAAATCAAATTGTTGCTCTAGGAGTGGGTGGCGTTCCTAATAGTATCGCCACTTCCGATACTAACAATGCTATAGCCTGGAATGTTGGGGTAACTACCAACGCTTTTGCTGGGGAAGTAGTTGATGCCGAGCCTTTTATAGCGCATGGATATGTTAAAAATCAATATCTCTTATTTACCCAGAATTCTGTTTCTCTGATGTATTATGTCGGTAAACCTGATTTATGGATAATAACATCATTACTACCATCCGATGGTGCTTTATCTCCCAAATCTATAGTATCCTTCAATGACTGCGTGGCGTGGAGGGGTCAAAAGGATTTTTATATTTATAATGGCTCTATCGTTTCGACTATTCCTAATAACAGTTTGAAGCAGTGGTTTATTTCTAATACAAGTACTGCTACCTATTATCATTCTTTTATACATCAAAGTGCCGTGTTCAATGAATTATGGTTTTATACACCCTTTGGTAACAATATAGAATGCAGCAATTATTTAATTTGGAATTGGGAAGAAGGGCATTGGACTAATGGCACTCAAACCCGTACCGCCTCTGAAACGCCGCCCAATCTAAACCGCGACCAATATATGCTAACAGGAAGCTGCGACGGTAGTATTGCACCAACTTTGTATCAGGTAGAAATCTTTGATGTGTATGGCGATGACGGTGAAAATATGACCGGAAGTCTTAGTAGTAATTCAGCCCTTATTGCTGAAGGTGATTACATGCAGCAGATATTTAGAATCATTCCAAGCAATGTTTTGTTACCTTATGGAAAAGTACCAGAAAATAATCTTTTATATTCTTTTACAGTTTTAACTAAAGAATATGACGGCCAACCATCCTTTCGTTCTTTCGGTGCATATAATGTTTATGATACTACCGGAAAAATCGAAACCCGGATTAACGGCAGACAACGCCAATATGTATTAAATTTCTCCAATCAATTTGGCTTTCGTATTGAAAGGTTCTTTGAAGAAGTTAAGCAAACTACAGTGAGATAATATGATTAATAATGCTTCAATTAATAGATCAAATCCCTTGATAAATTCAGAAAGTGAATTAATGAGACGCGTTGCTTTACTTGAAAATCAACTCAGATCAATAACGCAAACTTTAAATGCTTTCTATCTCAAAGGGCGGCTTAGAACTGATCGAACCGCTCCCGCGAATAGCACAGATATAAATAAAAACGTTGACCTACTCTATGACCGAGTAATTACGCCGACTTACGAATATATTTTGCTTAATAATTCAGGTACGTTAGAATGGGTAAGGATAAGTGCATCAACATTTTAGAGTAAGTTTTAATAAAAGGTAAAGATATGGATCCAGCTACAGTTTTAGCGCTAGGAAGTTTAGCAGGTTCGCTATTCGGGGGCAATGATGAAGAAGCAGCTCCTGATATGAGTTCTACTCAAAGAGGGTATAATGCATTACCCCAGCAAGGCAAGGGAGCATGGGATAATTTCTTTAACATGCTTAATGATCTAGCTTCACGTAGTGGTAATTTTCCAGAGCTAAATCAAACACAGCAAAATGCCATTGGTCAATATGCTAATCCCAACTATTCAATGGAAGGACTAGCACCATATGCAAATCCATTTCAGCAAATGATACAAAAGCATGCCGAAGATGCAATTAATCGTGGTTATGAAACCGATAGATCGTGGTTAATGGATAGATCGTCTCAATTAGGCTCTCAAGTAAAGCCTAACACTAACTCAGCACTTAATACTCAATTAGGGCAATTAATGGAGTCTAAAAATAGAAATCTTGGAAATAGTGCGGCTAATCTCGGATATCAGGGTTATAAAGAAGCGCTCGGACTCAGGTCGGATACGTTGGCACAAATGCTACAAGCTGGCAATCTTCAGCAGGAAGCCCCTTATAGAAAAGCTGGTTTATATGGTAATTTAGCTAGCCTAATACCTCAAAGCGAGACAACCTCTCATACCGGAGCGGTAGAAGCGCGACCTGGTATATTTAAAACAATCGGTAATGCTGTAGGTGGCCTGGGTGGCATAGGGGGAATACCTGAGACCCAGATGAAGGATGCTCAAGGCAATATTTTACCTAATGCAGGCAAATTTGCTAATAATACTCTGGGTAATTATTTGAATAATTTTAATACTAATTTTAATGGTCTAATCGGTGGGTAGTTATGTTAAGTCAATTATTGGGTAGTTATTTGAGAGAGCCTAGACAGCAGGGGCAACAACAGCAGCTTCAGCAACAGCAGCAACCCCAGCAACAGCAGCAACAGCAGCAACCCCAGCAACAGCAGCAACAGCAGCAACCCCAGCAACAGCAGCAGCAAATGCCTACTCCGGACAATACTCTTGGATTGGCTATGCTGATTGCAGCGGGCAGCGGTAAATCCCTAGGAGATACATTACCTATTGCAGCAGAGATAACTTATAAGCAACAGATGGCACAGGCAGAAGATGCTAAACGCCAGCAAGCTTTGTATGCGCAAATGCAGCCTGAAGAAAACGTTATCAGTAATCATGTCACGGGTGAATATGTCAAGCAGCGCAAGCAAAATGGGTTAGTGACGGGACTTTCAAATATAGTGCCCGATGCACAGGGTGGCCAAGGAATGGGCGGAATGGCCAATCTTATACAACAGCAACGTGAAAATCCTATACCTGATAGCATAGCCCCTATGCCGGAAACACAAAATCCCAATAATCCTTATATTACTCCGCGTGATAAGATGGACATCAGGCGTGAAACTGCCGAAGAAGAAAAGGAAGTCCGGAAAGAAAAAAGAAAGATGAATGATGAGTTTTTAACTAAAGCGGGTGATGTAAGTATAGCTAGCTCTAAATTGCTTCCGCAGTTTCAACAGGCAAAATTATTAATACCTAAATTTTCTTCTGGGACTTTTAATGCGCTATCCTATCAACAGCAGAGAGCTTTTAAAACAAAAAGGGCCGCAGCTTATGAGCGTTTTGTTGCCATTACCAGTCGATTGGCATTAGATATTGCCATAGAGCAAAAAGGCTCACAAAGTGATAACGATATGAAGATTATATTGGCTACCAAACCTAACGTAGACAATACAGAAGAGGGCAATCGTCAAATAATAGAGAATCTGGAGCTTTCCGCTCAGCGAGATATAGAATTCTCAGATGCCGCTAACGAATGGATTAAACGAGGGGGAAATGCTAATGAATTTAAAGTCGCCTGGGCAAAATATGTGAATCAGAATCCACTATTTGCTCAAGATAACAACAATAATATAACAGTTAATAGAGACAGTCTGACTAACTGGAAAGAAGCAATTTTTGGTGAAAAGCCACAAAAAGGTGATGCTGCCGAAGTTTCTAGCAAAAGAGACCCAAGCGAAGGGTATTTATTAAAGCGAATAAGAAAGATAGATCCGAATTACAAGAGGTGATATGGCGGAAGATAAAAAGAAAGAATCTAAAGAATCCTTGTCGGGTATTCCTTATTTAAAAAAAGAAGCTAATAGATTGGCTCAAATCCCTGGTGAAATAGCAAGTGCGATTCCTGGTGTAATAGAAAGTATGGCGGAAAATCCTAAACAAACCCTAACGGGGATTCCGGTCGGCTTGGCTTCGCTTTTGGATCTACCGGCCGTAGGATATAATGCAGCCACCTATCCATTTAAAAAGTATGCCGCTTATAAATATGGCGAAGAAAATGTTGGGCATCCAAAAGATGAAGATAGTATTTTTCCTTTTTCTTTGCCTTACTTTTCTCATGAAGTGGCCACCGATATAGCCGATTCTATTACGGGAAGCCCTAAAAATGAGAGTGAGCGAAAAGCGCGCTTAGGAGGGGAATTAGCTAGTGTGCTCTTTCAGCCAGGAACAGCATTTACAAAAGGTATCCCCGAAATAGAGAGATTACTAAAAAAAGGCATAGAAGAGTTTCCTACTCCCGATAGGCATGCCACTAAAAAATATACACCGTTTGATTTGGGTAAGGCCGAAGAAACCAAAAACGCCGCTCAACAACTAGGTTTTCATCTGACTCCTGCCGAAGCTTCCGGAGAGCCGTTTTTAGCAGCGAAACAAGGAGCACAGGGATATACTAAAGAAGGTGCGAAAGATTTGTACGAATTCCAACAAGGACGTGGCAAAAAGCTAGATCGATTGATAGAGGATAATCTTGAGAATATATCTACCGGCTCTACAATTAAAGTAAGTCCTGATGCCGATTTACAAGTTGCAGCAAAAAACATCATTGGGAAAAAAGAAAAGGCATTACAAAAAGAAGCAGCCCCTTATTATGAGCAAGCAGCTAAAAAATTGGTAGGCAAGAGAGTTCCTGATAAGGAGGTGAAGGTAGTTAGCAGTATTTTAGATGCATACGGAGAGCCAATTGTTACTACTAAATTAGAACCCACAAAAGAAATAAAATGGCCTAAAGCTATAGCTGAAGACCCCGCTATTATTAGATCAATAAACAAAGTGTGGAATGACCCCCAATATTATGTTGATTTAGAGGGGTTTAAAAAAAACTCTATACGAGTCTTAGATTTAGCAAAAAGAGATATAGATTCAAGAATAGCAAAGAACAAGTCTATTACCGCACCTAATAAAGATGCCGTCAGGGTGTTAACGGCATCTAAAAAGCGACTTACCAGCATTATGGATCAATTGAGTCCCATATACAAAAAAGCGCGATCAATATACGAAGAAGGAAGCCCTGCAATTGAAGCGTTAAAAAACGGCACAATAGGCAAAATAGCTACTAGAAAAGATATTACTATAAAGAATATAGGAAAAGATATATTCGATCACGCGCAAACCAATCCTAAAATCTTTAAAGAGATACGAGATCAAATATATAAAGAGAGTCCTGAAGCATGGAAAAATATAGTACGTCAGGAAATGGAAAGGAAAATAGGCACAACCGAATCTGGTGCTTCTAATTTCTATAAGAAGATTTTAAAAGACAATAAGACATATAGGCAATTTCATGAGGCGCTTTCTCATAATAAGGGCGCGCAAAAAAACCTAGCTTTAATGAAAAAGACTTTTGGTAACTTGATAGAGTCGGTCAGCGTTAAATCCGCAGCAGAAAAAGGAGTTAATCTATCGACCAATAAAACAGTGCAGGTGTTGAATGCAATAGCAGAAAAGGTGGGAGTGAAATTCGATAAAGCCGCTATAGATTTAATTCTTGATCCAAGGTGGAACGAAAGAATGAGAAAAGTAGAAAAAATAACCGACCTTGATGACAGAGTCACTCAATTTACTCGATTAATGGCTGAAGCCGCCGTTGGAGCTACAAAAGCCTCTGTTAAGGCTGTTAAAAAAGGTTCTCCCGTTGCCTCGATAGAAGGCGCTATCGCTCAAGATAGGAACATCAATCAATCCGATAACATAGAAGAACCCTCAGAATATCCCGAATACGATAATCTTTCTCTTGAAGAGCTTAAAAGTCTGGATACCCGATTATATGGCAAGCCCAAAACAGATGAAGATAAAGAATTTGAGGCCGAAGACAAAGAGTTTGGCTATTTAACCGATGATGAAGTCGTAAGACTTCATTCCAAGCTTTATGGAAATAATAATAACGACTTAACCTATTGATATTTATCTTTTATTTTGTTTTTTTTCATGTAGACTTACCCTATCAAATTAACCAAGTAGGTTTATAATGCGCGCAGGTATTAATAGGGCAGAAGGTACAGTAGTAACGAGTGCTATTTCAAGTGATACAATTCTACTTCAAAGACTAAATACTAGCGACAATATCGTTGAGCCTAGGCAAATCACCGTTACCAATCTATTAGCGGGTGGTACGGCTGAGCCTAATTTAGTTTTAGGTTCTTCAGGTATACCGGGAAGTTTAACTATATTTCCTGCAACGGCTTCCAAAGGGACTTTAAAATTAGTCGCCACAAATAGTACCGGTAATACACTCACTGAAATAACCAACGCTGCAATGGGGCAGGCTACAACCATAACCATTCCTGATCCTGGCGCAGCCACAGCTAAATTCTTATTGGATCACGGCACTAATACATTGGCGGCAGGTGCTAGTATTGTTGCTAATAAAGTTAATGGTACAGAATCTTCTAATGCAGTTACAGCAAGTGGTATGTCGGGAGTTATTACAACCAGTTCTTTAAGTACCGCTGGAGCAGGAAGCTATGCGATTACATGGACAAATACTTTTATTGGTAGCACCAATACGGTTCTTCTATCGATACAAGGCGGTAGCAATACCACGGAAAATATTACTCTAAAAGTAGCTCCAAGCTCAGGTACAGCAACACTAACCATATACAACAATACGGCTGCTACAGCTTTAAACGGCACAATACTCATTGGTTACTTGGTAATATAATTAAAGGTTAAGGATGGCCAGTAATAGCACAATAATATTCTTCACGAATCAAACTCAAAATATATCCAGTATTCCCTATAGTTTTTCTAGTGCTACTGGTTCTTTTAAGGTTTGGGGCACTTGGGATGGTGCGAACGTAACGCTTTTTACAGGGGTTGTAGGCGATCCTAGTACTTTCATTCCGGTGACTATAACTGGTAACGGGACTCCTTTATTTCTCACGGCCGATGGGGGGGTAGGGATTGAAAATATTGTTAATAATGAAGAAATAGTTGCAGTTCTATCTGATGTTGGTGGTAGCACAAGTTTAAATTGTACTATGCAGGCGACACAAAATGGCTAACACCAGTTTGCCAGGAATGTTTTTAGGGGCTACCGCCAGTACAAATGGCTCGATAGGTTTAGTACCTCAGCCGATAGCAGGTCAGGAAAATTTTGTTTTATTAGGAGATGGCTCATGGTCTCCTGGGGCTTCAGTAACTACTGTTTGGTCGGTGGTAACTTCTAGTACTGCGTTAGCAGATGGTAATGGTTATTTTGCCAATAGCGCCTCTACTTTGACATTCACTCTTCCTGCAACTTCTGCGGTAGGGGATACGTATCAAATAGCTGAGATGAATTCAGGCGCTTTTACCATTGCTCAACGGGCATCTCAAGCAATCATTTTTAATGGTAGTACGACCACCACAGGTATTGGCGGTTCTATTACATTAACTTCTACAGGTGGCACAATTTCTGTTGTTTGCAATGTAGCTAATACAAGATTTCAAGTCTTAACATCGCTTGGAGAATTTACGGTAACTTAATTAAGGTATAATAATGGCTATTCAAAATGCGATTAATGCTAATGCAAGTACTCCTATATCGCCTACTATTGGTGGCACGGGTGTTTCTAATCCTACGGCTCATGGCATTTTAATAGGGGAAGGTTCTAGCGCTGCAACTTCATTAGTTTTAAGTGCGGGTCAAATTCCTATAGGTACTACTTCAAGTGATCCAGCGGGCGCTACATTAACGGCGGGGACTGGGATTTCTATTAGTAGTGCGACCGGCGCTATTACCATCACTAATACCGCTGGTGGCGGTATTACATGGTCTGACGTAACCGGCACTACTCAAGCAATGGCAATCAATAATGGTTATATAGCCGATAATGCAGGTTTAGTTACTTTAACTCTTCCTGCGACTGCTGCGATAGGAAGCGTTATTTCTGTGCAAGGTAAGGGAGCGGGCGGTTGGGCAATAGCTCAAAATGCCTCTCAGGCTATTCACTTCGGAAATGTAGTAACCACAACAGGAACTGGGGGAAGTTTAGCCAGTAGTAATCAGTGGGATTCTATCACAGTAATTTGTGTAACTGCTAATAATATCTGGGCTGTTTTAGGGGGTGCTCAAGGTAATATTACATATGTATAGGTAATACAAAATGACTACAAATAATGCGATTAATGCTCATGGCACTCTACTTTTAGCGGCCAATAATTTAAGTGACCTTGTAAGTGCGGCAACCTCAAGATTGAATCTAGGGGTCAATTTGTGTTTCTATCAAATTACCCAACAAACTCTTACTTCGACTGCCACATATACCCCTACTCCAGGAATGGTGTACTGTATAAGTGAAGTTCTAGGTTCTGGTGGTGGTGGTGGTGGTGCTGTTAGTGGTTCGACGGGTAGTTATGGTGGCGGTGGTGGCGCAGGTGGATATGGGGTTGATATTTTTACTGCGGCAACTGTAGGTGCATCGCAATCTGTTATTATCGGAGCAGGGGGTACGGGCGGGACAGGATATGCCTCAGGAACTTCTGGTGGCACGTGTAGTTTTGGTACTTTGATTTCTTGTACGGGGGGCGCTGGTGGTGCTTCTACTACTAACTCTTCTGTGAATCTAGCGATTGGTGGTCTAGGAGGGGCTGGCACAACTACAGCCGGAATTAATGGGGTTGGTCAAAGTGGGGGGGTAGGGATTAATTTAGGAATTGGAGTAGGGTTCGGGGGTGCAGGAGGCAGCACGATTTATGGTGCTGGTGGCATTGCATTAGTTACTCAAGGTAATAATGGCGCAGCAGGAACTGGTTACGGAGGCGGTGGGGGTGGTGCGGGTGTGTGGAATCAAGGTTCTTCTAATACTGGTGGCGCAGGAGCGAAAGGCGTAGTGAGAGTTACCGAATTTATACAAAGATCATAATATAATAAATTGTTTACCTGCAAAACAAGCTATGCTAGTATAAAGAATACAACTAATTCAATAGGTTAGCGTCATGTCATATGATACTTCTAAAAACTTTTCAGGCAATAAAAAGGCTGCTATTAAAGATCAATTTAATTTTTCGCCAGCACAGGACTGCGACTATAATTATAGAAAGGATAATAATATCATAAAGATTAATCATCTTAATGGCGTAATGACCGAACCTAAAAATATGTATACTCCTGGTGAGACTCGCAAAATGAGTAAAATGGCTAGATACGAGCAAGATTAATGAGCACTATAACTGAAACGCTACAGAAATTTGTAGATAGGATAGAAGCAAAAGAACAAGATAGAGCCGTTACAACTAGTGATCTTAAATGCATCTATGAAGAAGCTAAGGTTAATGATTTAAATATACCTGCTCTTAAACAAGTTATAAAAGAAAGAAAATTAAGTTCTGCTGAGCGAGCACAAAAAGAATCTATTCTTGATAAATACAGATCAGCATTGGGAATGTTAAAATAACAAATGCGTTGGGTATAATCCAATTTATAGGGTGATATGTCTTTAAATTCATTAAAAAACTTTCTAACTAAAGCGGTTTTTTCTATTCCTGTTAGCGTTCCATTTTCCGGAATAGTTGGTTATAATGTATGCGGTGCTAAATGTGCAGCCATTGCCACATCTACTAATATGGCTGACTTGGCATTAAAGTATTTTAATATTATGGATTCATATTACTTAACCTATAGTTCAATAGGGGTTATTTTTGGTCATAAATTAGGTACGCAGTGGGTACATAATTATAAAGCCGCATCAACTGCTCCGGCAGAATGCGAGACATTAAAAGTAGAGTCGTCATTAAGTGTTATTAAAATAGGATATTTAGATAAAGTATTATCCGTTTCTATGGGCGCTACTGGTATGATAGTAGGTAATTTATTACATAAAATTGAAAATACGGTAGTTGATTACTTTAAGGATGAGGAGATAACCCATACTATTGAATTGGTTCAACCCCAGGAAGTATACGAGTTATGATCATATTGTCGGTTCCGACAATATGGTATGACTTAATTCAAAAATCCCAATATTTTAAGCATTAAAAATTAAAATCAAAAAAAAAGGAGATTGCGGGTCAGAACCCCTGTATGCGAATCAAATGTTGCTGTTGTCATAATTTCCCCATCATCTGTAAGAATCCTAATATAATAGTACATGTAGTTATTACTGAGCCACCTAATGCTATAAATATTCTTTTTTCTGATTGTGCCATTTCCATTCTGATTTCGGCCATATCGGTCTTAGTAGCTAAGTTACTTAAATCCATTTCTCTACCGCTTTGTATAGCCCTTACTATAGATTCGGCTTGTTTCTTTGCTATTATTAAAGATTCAATCAAAGCATGTGTATCAAATGTTAGCGTTGTCATAATTTCCCCTATTTTTCCCTTTTTTCAGATTTCAAAAATTCCATGTGCTTTGTAATTAAGAGCTTCATATTGTCATCCATTTTCTTATTAGAGCGCCAAAACATTAATTCCATTCCTAGGAATATCCCTATAAAACACGCAAACATTTGTAATATATAATGCCATATTGGTAACATAGTAAAATACCACCTATTTATTCGTTAAAACCTGAAGGCAATAGCCTCGTTTTTGGCGTACTTCTGACAATTTATCAATAGCCTTTAATGCGTCTTTAAGAGAATTAAAGGTCTCTATAGCATAGTTGCCCAATCTGCTTTTTAAACCACCCCAGGATTTTATAACCGTTGGCTCGCCAAACAAATTACCTTGTACCGAGATTATGTAATATCTATTAGGACTAATCCAAATTAATTGTTTCATTTTATATAAGTTACAACACTAAGAATTAAAGTCATTAGCCCCATAGATATGACAAGATACCATTTTAGGTCTTTTACTTGTTCTCTTAATAAACCTACATCGGTCTTAACATTTCCTATCTCAACCTTAACGGCGGATATTCCCATTGACAAATCAGCCTTAGTGGCTAATTTCTCCAATAAATGTTTTATATCATCTTTATTGGATTCAACAATAGTCTCCGCTTGCTCTTCAGTAAAGCCAACGCTGATTAATTTCTTTATTATTGTATGTGTATCTTGAAGCATCGTTATACTAATTACATTGCATTAATTAGTAATTATATCACATCTTTTATAATTTTATCAAGTTTTTATATGTAGCCGTTTAAGTAATCCATAAGGGTGATTTGGTCGGTTTCAGGATTGCCGTCATGATCGAATTTATAGTTTAAATCATCAATGTGATTCTTCTTATAGATATCAACATATCTTGTGAATACTTGTTTCTTAGTATCTTCTTGAAGAGTGGGGTTAGTATAAAAAAGATCATGCATGTCTTTTATATGGATTAACTCTTTTATACTAAGAGCGCTTTGTATGTTTTTTAAAGATTCATCTAATCTATTTTCAACAAGATTAATACGATTATCAATCGCGGTACAATCAATATTGGTTTTGTCTATTAGTACTGCAATGCTATTTTTTACTTCTTTTACCACTATTTCGATATTGGTATTAAAAATATTAAACTCAGTTGTTAAGCCATCTATTCTGGAATGTGACTTTGCTATGCCTTGATCAATAGAATCAGCTTTCTGTTTTTCTATTCTTCTTCTTTCGTCATTTTCTTCTTCAAACAGGTCTTTAGCCATATCAATACCTTATTAGGTTAAAAACGATAGATCATTCCCACGGATAAAGTTTGATGGGTTATTTTGGCTTTTATGGGTGTTGCAAAAGAGCTACCACTTATTGCGGATAGATCAGCACCCGTTGTAGCTAATCCTAGATTCATATACTTATAGCCAAATACCATATCGGATGTTGGCGATATAGATACTTTAGTGCCAATACCTATACTATAAGCAGGTGAAAAGTTAGATTCTCCGCCTCTTATACCGTTATTACCACCCATTGCTTGTAAGGTATAGGTCTTATTAAAAGACATCCCAAGCCCTGCTGTTATAAATGGGGTAGCTATATTATATTTACCTATATCATATGTAACATTAACGAACCCCGCATGTGTTTCAAAATCTTGATTATATAGAGTGCCCTTTTTGATCTCTTGATATTTAGAATAGTTATTATAAGAGTGTAATTCCACATGAAAAGAATTAGATATTTTTCTACCTACCGATAGATGTAGGTGCATAGTTGAATTTGGCTTATCTGAATAATTTTGGCTTTTTAATTTACTAAAAATTGATACGCCCGATTCGGCCTTAACATATGAATTATAATTATCGGCATTAGCTAAAAAACAATACGTATTAAGTAACGCTACGATAAGGATTTTATATTTCATTTCCATTTCATTATACCATGTAACATATTGATATATAATATATTGGTTTATATATAAACACAATCGTTTTAGGTGTTTCCTTTAAGGCTCTTAATACCCTTAAGTCTAGCATTGAAACGCAATTTTGAGTTATATTTTTCTTGATGCAAGACACCCTTGGAATCTTCGACTACAATAATTGCATCGCATATATCAAGGTCTTTAAATTGCACGCCATGATCGACATCCAGACAAATATAAGTTACTTTTGCTATGGATATTCTAGGTAAAAGAGCGCCCTTAACTATATTCGGGGATTCGCTTTCTCTGATATCTATAAAAAATGGCATACTGATTATTACCTGTAATGTTGCACCTGTATATAACATACAATTAATATGTTACAAATAGAAATAATAAGCAGGTACTGAAAATAATTATTGTTATATTACAATTGGTAACATATCGTTTTAATATAACCTTAATGCTAAATCGATATGAAAACAAGAACCACCAAGATTACAAAAACCTTCAGTATTCGCGCAGAGCCAGAGTTTTTTGCTACGCTCAATACTGTAGTAAGTATTAGAAACCGTACTATTTCTAATTTTATATTATTTCTTTTGAGAGAGGTGGTATCAACATATAAACAAAACTATCAAGATATTCCTTTGATAGATGAAAAAGATATTCCTTTGATAGATGAAAAAAATACTCCATGACTAACATCCTTTATAAAATATATACCACCAAGCAATCTGATGAAGTTCGGAATAAATTATTAAAATGCCTATTACAATAAGGTCACCATAAGTGACTCTGGATTTATATCTCCTTTCTTTGAAGAAATTCTTAAATTTAGTAAAACAAGTTGTTATGGAATAAATATTCATGGTTATTTCTCTACTATTATGATTAAAGCTGCCTTTTTTGCAAGTCCCAAATTTCATATTCCAGATCCTTTAAGTACTCTGCCTGCTCTTTTAAAAGCTCTAATTGCTTCTCATAATATATTTGCTGCTCTTCTAATAAAGAAATTTCATAGTCCCTGTTAAGCTCGTCTTGTTGCTCGTCTTCTGCAATTATAATATTTTTCATTTTGAAACTCTTTTTAAGGTTATATTATACGCCCATATAACATATGGGTCTAGGGGTAATTTAAATTAATCAAACAACTCGAATACCCTGTAAGTTAACTCGTAAGATAATCAAAAGCAAGTTAAACGTCAAGTAAAACGTTTGCTTTAATTTGAAAAAATTGTAAATTATAATAAATTATTACAAAAGGTATGATGGCATTAATAGGATATGCTAGAGTTTCTACTTCGGAACAAAATTTAGATCATCAGGTGGATGCCTTAGAAAAGGCAGGATGTATAAAAATCTTCAAAGAAAAGGCTAGTGGTAAGTCTGTTAAAAATCGCCCTGTTCTTCAAGAGTGTTTAAATTATCTAAGAGAGGGGGATATTTTAACGGTAACACATAGCGACCGTATCTCTCGATCAGTACTAGATGCTGCAAAAATGATTGCAGACTTTAAAGATAAAAAAATACATTTCAAAAGTTTGACAGAGCCTTTTGATACTAATGACCCAAATGGGGAGATGGTATTTAATATAATGATGTCTATTAGTCAAAGACAGCGTCAAACTATTAGTGAGCGTACTCTTGCGGGATTGGCAGCGGCAAGAGCAAGGGGGCGTTGTGGGGGGCGACCCTTTCAATTATCACCAGAAAGTACGAAATCATTATTAGCTTTACATGCTACTGGAACGCCCATATATGAAATTGCAAAAATGTTTAAAATAACTACAGTTACAGTTTACCAATATATTAATAGAGCTAAGATTGATGGCACTTATCCAACAAAAAACCAAAATCAGGAAAAATAATATGAGACAAGAACCAGGACAAGATAAAAAACCTAAACGAGTTTACAAAACAGAGCCGAAAAAGGGTGCGGCTAAACAAACTAGACGTGACAACAATTTGAATATGGATACAAGCAACTTAGTTACTAAGGAGTATTTAGATAAAAAACTAGAGCCTTTTATTACCAAGGAGTATTTAGATGTAAAATTGCAATCCTTAGAATATAAACTGAAATTTGAAATAATTAAATGGATTATCGGCATACAAATTACCGGAATAACCGTCATGACAGGAATTATAATTACCGTATTAAAAGTTTTTTTAGGTAAACTTTTATAAAAAATCGTGAAAAAATGAAAAATAACTATTGACCACATATATTATATATACTATATTGACTCTATATAATATATAGAGGTAACAATGATTCAAAGAAGGACTATAATAGTCGTCAAGTCGACTGCGGCACGTTTACGAAGATTTAAATTAGATCACGATATAACGTATGATGAGGCTATCACTTTATTACTAGATTCATTTAAAGAATATCAAAAAATTATAAGCACCGAGGTCTGCAATGATAACACCGAAAGACAATAATATTGGTAAAAGAGAGGTAATCACATATCTTGTGAGTAGGGGTATAGATATTAAGGCTGCCCAACGTATCATGAAAGAAATAAAGAAACAGAAAATAGGTAATATTGATATAAGTAACTTCGTTACCAAAGAATATTTGGATATGAAATTGGCCGTTGTGAAGGCGGAAGTTAAGGCGGAATTTGCGGAAGTTAGGGCGGAATTTGCGGAAGTTAGGGCGGAATTTAGGGCGGAATTTGCGGAAGTTAGGGCGGAATTTGCGGAAGTTAGGAAAGAAATGTACCAAATGGAAAAAAGGCTTATCCTATGGATTTTAGGAAGTGCCATAACTGGCTTTACAGGAATGACGGGGGTAATGATTGCAGTATTAAAATTTTATTTAGATTAATAGACTAAACCAACCTTAAAAAGAGTTTCAAAATGAAAAATGAATTAATACAAACTCAAGCTCCATTACCTGTGCAATACAATATGTTTGAGGCAATGGATAAAGCTTATAAATTTGCTGAACTAGTAGCAAAATCCGATATAATACCAGATATTTATAAAAACAAACCTGCAAATTGCTTTCTTGCAATAAATACAGCCTTTAGAATGAATCTTGACCCTTTTTTAGTCATGCAAAATACTGATATTATTCAAGGTAGGCCGGGAATAAAGGCAACTTTTGCAATCGCTTTAGCTAATCAAAGTCGTATTTTTTCTGATAATATGACTTATATAGTAGATGATAAGAAGAGCAAAGAATTTTTCACAGAAAGAAAAAAAATAGAATGGATTACAGATAAAACTGGGAAAAAAATTCGAACAGAAACACTTATTCCAGACAAAAAAATATTACAAGATATAACAGTTACTGCTACTGCTATTCTTAGAAAAGGAGGCAAAGCTATATCTTCTACAGTAAGTATGGAAATGGCTTTTAAAGAAGAATGGACAAAAAATCCTAAATACGAATCAATGCCTCTACATATGCTCACATATAGAGCGGCTACTTTTTTAATTAAAACACATTGTCCTGAAATATTGTTTGGAATGCATACAACAGATGAATTAGAAGACATACAATTTTCTAAAATAAAGAACATTACCCCTGAATCTCAACCTCTGTCTTCAACAGAGCCTAAACCTAGTGACGTATTTGACCATCCATCTGGATTTATCTTTATTGAGCTAGACGGTAGAAAAATTCTACTAGAAGATGCTGATAAAGTGACAACGTATATAGGTGAGAAAATACAAAACATCACAACTGAATCGGGTATTGAAAAGTTTAGAAAATGGAAAGAACTTAACGATAAGGATTTTAGGCGTTTTTCTAAAAACAATAGAGATGATGCCCTTGATTTAGCCAATAGCTTTAAAGCGATAGAGAGTATTGTTATGAAGAAAGATATGTCTTCAGTGGAGGCAGAAAATGAATAGGAGGCTAGTAATTTACAAGGTATTTGAAGCATGCGATCTATATAATCATATGCGTGATAAGTTAGAAATTGAGCCTATATCTATGGATGATATAGATGTAAAGGCAGCGCCAACGCAAAATGTACTACAAAGATTTCAGGATGTTGTTAGTGCCTTGATCTCAATTGAGAACGAAGAAAGGTGCATGTTAGGGGCTATAAAGATACAATTACGTAATCTTAAATCTCGTAAAAAGACAATAGAGAATAGAATTCAAAATACACGTGCCACCTTATTTAATGCTATGGATATATGCGATATAGAAAAGATTGAATATCCTGTGGGTAATGTTAATACAAGCCTATCGCCTCCGAAATTGTGTATTGAAGATGAACGGGCTTTATTAGCTAAACATCCTGAATATCGTATTATTAAAGACCCTGAAGTAGATAAAAAGTCTTTACTTGATGATGTAAAAAATGGAGTATTGATCGATGGTGTTTCTCTACAGCAGACTAAAATTATTACTATAAGGAGAAAATAATGAAGAAAAAAGATTTAATACAGGCATTAAATGACTATGATGATAGTACAAAGCTGTTTATAACTGATTTTGAGGGAAGGTCGATTGTTCCCTTAGGGAAGGTTATTAAGTTTACTTTAAACTATGATGAAGGGTTACTACTGACATCTGGTGACATAAAAAAATAGCGTTAGAAGCAGAGTTTCAAGCCTTCTTCTAACGCTATGAGTAGAAATAACCTTAAACTACGACTCATAACATACACACATACAATATATTAAAAATCGAGACCATTAACATATACACATAGGGCATATTAAAAATCGAGACTACTAACACACATACATAGGGCATATTAAAAATCATGACCATTAACATATACACGATTTATAATTATTTCAAATACTTTATAACTAATAATTATAAACATCTATTATCCAGACCATATCATAAAAGATTTTTTCTGCATACCAATAGAGGTTATACCTTGGTTTGCAAGAGTGATTTGAAATTATAACTTTTTATAATTATTTAATATAAGGAGGGATTTTGCTTGACTTATGGGCAAAAAAATATCTCCTAGTAAGTTACAACACAAAACATAGGAGATATATGAATAATTGCAATCTAAATCAAAAACCCAACACCCGTCAAGTTAAATTTACTACTTTTTATAATTATTTATTAGGAGGGGTAAATTTGCTTGACTTATGGGCA